GACACCATTTCGCCATTGTAAACCCCAGGCATTGCGGCCCTAACCACTGTTAGCGTGTAGGTTGGATTTGAGCCGGTGATGTTCGTTATCTGCATAGTCTCTTCGTCGATACGGATATAAACTTGGCCCGCGTCGTAGTAGTCCTTTACATCATCGTTTGGATCAGTAATGGAGAAAGATGTGCCAGAAGAATTGATATCACTGGGCAATGACGCTTGAGACTGCGCCGGCAACTGAGCCTTTCTAGAGTCTGCAAACTTCAAGATGTCCTTGCCTTGTAGCGTCACGTTGCCAGACTTGTCCGGCCCGCTGATCGTGTTGATAAAGTAAGTTCTTGTTGTGAAGTTGGACGCGTCATAAGTTCCATCGTCTGCAAGGTAGCCTGTCATCACTCGCATGACTCGGCCCTCATAGTATGGGTTTCTTGAAAGCAGTCTGCCCCAGAACGTGCCCTGTGTGTCAGGGTCATAGGTCCGAGTGGCAACGTATGGATCAACTCCGATGTCTGTCCACGGGTGGTCCGTCAGCTTAACAGAGCACGTTGAACGCAAGCCCAAACCTTTTGCCGGTGTCAATTGAGTTGGCGCAGTTGATACGCCTTTGACTGTTGGGAATGTTGGCGCGTCACCGTCGGCTTGAGTGCCATCTAAACGGATGCTAGAGAACCTATAGGTCTTTGTTGTGGTGGTGAAATTCGCCTTGTCTTGGCAATTGTTATAACAGTTATAGCACTCAGACCCAACCGAAGCGGATGCCGCGCATGGTAAAACACCAAAGTCATTATCGCAAGAGGTTAAATCAATCTCGACAATGTAGACGGGCTCTTTGCCCATCTTTATCTTTTGATCGCTATAGGGCATATTGGTCGGCCACCAAATTGCGAAGCTTCCAATCTACGTCCATTTTATCGCCCTTGCCGTTGTGCTTGGGAGTTACTATATTCTCCGCAACACTAAAGGCAATCTCTTCTGGGTAGTCCCTGTCGTTCCAGATGTAAATGAATGGGTATCGTGCCGCATGTCTAGCGAATGGCTCCCATGTGTCTCTGATCCAAGTAGGTGACAAGTTCTCAATGTTCAGTTTCCCCATTCTCTCGACGCGCTTAATGGAACGCCCTAAGACTGATCCGTTCTGAGCGATGGCATTAACGACACGAACGCCACCAAGTAGTCTTGGAGACGTAGCCGTGACGTATTGCCCCTGCTCAGCTACCATTGTTTCTCCAACAACTATTTGGCGAACAAGCAAGCTCCCCGTTCCAACCGTGATAATAATTCTGATCTTTCGGCCACTGAGCACCGTAACGCTGGCGAACTCATCGAACGTGAGCTTTCCACCAGCGGGGTTAATGGTCTGTAAGCTTGTGAAGGTCGAGGGGGCTGATTCATACTGAAGCTCGATTGTCTCTGCTCCTGTTCCCGTGAATGTCGCGACGTAGACTGAGAAGGCGTCAATGTCTGTATCCGCTGTAACGGTGTAATCGAGTGTCCCGCTATCGGCTTCAAAGTAACTGAAGTCTCTCCAATCAACTGCATTTTCTGGCCCCTTTGCTGAGACGGTTGTGCCGCTCCATGTTGGAGTGATGCCACGAAGGGCATTGTCATGTAAAATTTTTGGAAAAATCATATCACGTTCACCGATCTAAGAACCGCGCCATCGTCAAGCTCATCATTAAGCGCACCCACCAAGCCACGGAATGAGTCTTGAGATATTCCGCCAGAGCCCTCGATTTGAAAAGTTGCGTCTACTACGTTTTGAGGTGATACTTCTCCACCACCGGCTTGAGCGCCTGCCCCACCATCACCGAAAACGCCACTTACTCCACCCGCTCCACCACCGAACGATTGGCTGCGAATCTTTTGAATCTGGCCAACACCGGACGCGATCGCCGCCGCTGCCGCAACAGCTCCAAGAGCCGGCCCAACAATTGGAATCCCACTCATGGCCGAGTAAGCAGACATAGCTGCCTTTGGTGTATCGATGGCGACTTGCGCCATTGCAGCGGCCTTTCCTATCTCGAATTGTTTTCTGCTGTTTGTATTCATCAATCCTGATATTTGCCCCAAGAATTTAGATGTTACTTCCTGCTTGCCCTTCCATCCAGATTCCCATAGCTTCGCGTTCTTATCTTTCGCGTCTTTATCTATCTGGAATAACCAATCCTGCAAACTCTGCTCTTGCTCTGCTAGTCTTGCATTGTGCTCTGCCTTAATGACGAACTCATTTTCTTGATAGTCAATGATGCTTTCATAGAGCAAGCCCTTCTGAGCCTCAAGCTCTTCTGGTTGTGGGAAGATGGCCATCGGCCCCTCTGTTGCTCCACCGGATTTATTGATATCGGTCAGAGATAAATTCTCGCCAGTTGAACCAACAGCAGCGCCGCCCATCATCTCGGTCATGGCACTATTGAGGTCAAAGATGGCATCTGTTTTCTTCTTGATAGCTTCCGTCTCTTTGTCTGTGCTTGTGGCTAACGTGTCTGACTGTGAAGCTAGAGCGCCTTCTAGTTGTGCCCTCTCTTGTATTAGAGCAATGTAAGACCTGTATTTACCCATGGCTCTTGTGTAGGCTCTTGATCCCCTCCTAAAGTTGCCCATTTCAACCTTGCCCATCTTTTCTAGCTCTTCATTCACTTCAGCGAGACGCTCTTTCATGGATGATTCGCTCACCCCTAGCGCGTCTTTAGCAGCATCGGCCAACTCTTTCGCCCACTCAGCCGCCAACTTCAGACCGGGAGCCAGATGGATTGATAGAGCATTGCCTAGGGCCGTGATTGAACGACTCATCTCTTCAAGCGACTTATTGACCTGAGACAATTGCTGGGCATCAAACTCGCTTAGGGCTTCATTGCTTTTGACGACCTCAGCAGTCATCTTTCTAATAGCTTTCTCTCCCTGCTGAAACATTGGTATCAAGCGGAAGCCAGCATCCGCCATTAACTCAGCAGTCACAAAGTTTTGATCGCCGACATTGTTCAGCTTTCCGATGGCATCAGCAACCTTTAAGAACTGAGCTTCAACTGGCAAGTTGATTAAGTCCTTAGAGGCTAGGCCCACTTTATTTAGCGCCTCCTCGTATGTCTTGTTTCCACTTGCTGCGTCTGCAATCCTTTCGTTCAAGTCTTTGATTGCGTCACCAACATCATCCATCTCGGCGCCGAATCTAGCTCCAACAGCAGCGAGTTGACTAAAGCTTGTCGAAGCAATGCCTAGCCTTCTCGCCCACAGTTCTGTTGACCTAGCGGCCTCCAACTGCTTGGCGATGAGAATTCCAGTGGCCGCCGCCGTGGCAGTAGCGGCAACGGCAACAGTGTCGAGAGCTTTCCCAAGCATCTCAACGCCTTTCGCGCTTTTCTTGCTAGAGTCGCCAACTGATTTGACTTCTTTCTGGACCTCAGCGAGGTCACGCCTTAATTCCCCGAACTCAGCGGAGATTTGCACAACGATTGGATCTATGTCAGCCATTTAATATTTTGCGCGTCTCAAAGTTCTCAATGATTGCCTCTTGAATTTCCTTGTCATAAACCACCTCTAAGGGCTTAGTCTTATCGATGGTCATGAGTTCATTGTACTCCCGCATGGTCATATTCCAAGCATCACGGGGTGACATATGCAGTTCTTTAATTAGAACGGTCGGGAAGTACCTAAAGTTTATTCTGAACTTTTTTTTTCGCCCTCTTCAGGCTCGCTGCCATCCTCTCTCGGTGGCATTGAATGAGCGAAGAAATTAGACGCAAACAAAGCAGCAGCCATGAATCCATGCTCTTGAACCATCTGTCCGATCGTCCCATATAGCAAAGGCTTTTGACCTTGATAGGCGCGTTCGCCATTGATACCCGCCCAAACAGCGGCAGCGATGAATTTGAACTTCAGTTTGCCACTCGCTAAATCCTGCCAAGCCTCAGAGATACTTACTCCGGTCTTTTCCTCGAACTCATCGATAGCCTCAAAGGTTGTCCGGCATGTGTGTTTCTCGCCGTTCAACTCGATTTCAAATGTGTGTTTACTCATAATTTGCCCTCTAGCCCTTGAGAAAATAGGTTGTTAGACGCGCCCACCAAGGGCCAGTGAACGCGCCCAACAAGTTGTTATGCGAAGGTTGGTTCCCCGTCGCTAGTTAGTGTGACGCTAAATTTTTGCGCGTCATTGTTTGGAGATGCGTACTCTAGACCGTTGGCATGGAAAGCGCCAGTGAGGGTTTTCCCGTTGCCGTAGTTGTAGGTATAATTGAGAATGGTGTCTGTCTCAACTGCTGCCTCAAGGATAGCAAAATTCGCGTCATCAGTGACAAAGCCATTGAAAGCAATCGTTGCCGACCTCTTGCCAAATGGTTTAGTCTCGCCCCATCGGTTCGAGTCCTTGTCAGTGGTGTCCACTTGTTCGTTGGTAATCGAAAGCGTGTGCTCTGAAGTAGCAGCGATTAGAGCGTAAGTTCCGCCCCCCGGTGTCGTTTCTACTTCAAGCGTCGCCTGTTCGCCTGCATACTTAGCCACTTTATTCCTCTCCTAGTTGGAAGTTGTATATTATTGTACCTTGTCTTGTCCTATTGTCACTTTCAGTTGCTACCGTAATCGACTCGAATCTCAATAGGTAGTTGTCTGCTCCGGTGACTGTTAGTGTCGAAGCTAGGGCCGATCTGATCAATGCTTGAATCTGGTATGTTTCAAGGTCCCCCCTGTAATCACTGAAGACCTCAAGGACAACTTGCCCCTCGTAAGCCTCGCTCGTTTTGTCGTCGCCATCAGTTACGCCCTCAAGCCTCCAATCGATATGAGGGAAGGCCGCATCGTCTTTGATGTGGTTTCCGATACGTTCAGCAGGAACAACCGCGATCAATCCGGCATCTGTGGAGAGCCTTGCTTGAATGGCTTTAATGAACTCGTCAAGCATTCTTCATGGCCCTCAAAATACGGAGTTGAAAACGGCGCTGTTTAGAGTCTCGTGTTGATTGTATGAAAGGCCGAGCTGCGATGCCTTGCTTCCTGCTTCCGAACTCAAGAGCGCGAGCATATCGAGCGCCAATGATAACGAAAACAGAACCAGCTTTCTTTTTGTTAGAGAGTTGGATGGACATCCCTAGAAAACCGGTGTCACTGTTAGGATAAGCGCCTGGGCGACTAGACCAATGGGTCACGCTTCGCCTCGTGTATTTCCGATACTGCGAACGATTCACAGATACCGCACGTTTAAGAGCATCCACCAACTCAAGACCGCTAGTCGTGAGAGCCCGCTGAACCTTCCTAGACTTAGCTTTGACAGCTTTATCTAGAGAGGCCAACATCTGCTCGGTGTGGATGTCTACTTTCAGCGCTTCACTGGTTTAGGAGGAAGCGGCTTGCCTGGTTTCATTATTGATATCGCCATTGTGAATACACTCCATGAATTTGAACGTCTACTTCGTTATCTGTACGAACGCGCCAGATAATTGTTTCTGATCCGACAGGCTGCGCTGAGATGTCAGTGTCGTCAGTGGTCAGGATTTCGACATTGCCAGAGAAGACAGCATCGGCTTCAAGAGTTGCCTGAGTCCAAGTCGTTCCGCCATCTCTACTAAACTCAAGGATAAGATCAGTATTGAGGGTGACGGCATCAATCGGATCGTAAACAATTACCGATCTAGCAGAGGCCGGAGTTGCCTGAGTCATGAAAGCGATGGATGGCAGAGTCATGTTTGTTGGAGACAAGTCATAGGCCGCCGTCGGTGCCGTGAAGTTCGTAGTCCACTCAGCCGAGCCTTTCACAACTCTGATTTCATCAATGTGACCAGTAAACTCATCGGTAGACCCGTCATAGTTCCCAACAGTCAGGACCCTAGAGGATGAGAAGAAAGTTGCCCCTGTAACGTCAGCAGTCGCCCCTGACTGCGTTCCGTCAACATAGATGACCAAGTCGTTGCCATTTCTGACAATTGCAACATGGTGCCATGTGTTGAGCGTGATCGCACCCGCCGCACTGCCATTCACGACGAATCCAGTACCGTCTGTTGAATAATAGAAATTGATCGTTCCATCAGTCTCGACGCGGCACATGAATTGTTTATCGGTGGCCGCCTCCCACATCGCGATCAAGTTATTTCTGCCCGCGAGAGAGGACACTCTCACCTGCATATCGATAGTGAAATCTCCACTTCCAAAAAGAAAGTCCGCGTGATTAGCCACAGTCAAGAAATCGCCTGTTCCGTCCAGAAATGCGCTCTGCCCGAATTTAGAAACAATCGAATGAACGGTATCGCCCACGACTGAAACGGTGTGAGCGTTCGTGCTTGAGTCTGTAAATGTAGTGCTACCTTCAGTTGTGTTTGAGTGGATCATTAGAGATGTCGCCGTCTCTTCTGTGCCGCTGTACGCTGCTGACTCTGGAGTGAAGTTTGCGGTCCACTTTGCCGTGCCTTTGACTACTCGAATTTCATCGAGGCCGCCGTTTAGGATTCCGCCTCCGCCCTCAGACCCGACGCGAACCAAAGCAGATGAATCGTAGAGCGATCCGATGATGCCGCCAAGAGAACCCACATTTGTTCCATCAACATATAAGTTCACAGTTGAGCCCCATCTCTCAACGGCAACATGATGCCACTGGCCAACAGTAAGAGTGCCGCCTTGAAGCGCGACCTCTGCCGTTCCATCTGTAGAATGCACGAATCTAGCCGCTGTTCCGTTTGTCAGTAAAGCCCAAGACCTGTTGCCTGCGTCGTACTGGCCGATGATACCCTGAACACCAACTGAGTCACCGAGTTTAACCCACGCCTCAATAGAGAAGTCCGCATTGAACAAGAACTCCGCATCGTCTGCAATTGTAAGCTGATCGCCTGCGCCGTCGAACCTAATTTCAGTAGTTCCAAATTTTGGGCCATCAACATGGACCCCGCCGTTTGAAACCACAGTATGAGCGCTTGAGCTCACATCAGTAAATGAGGTCGAGTTGAGAGCGCCGTCGCATGTGATCAACAGGTCGGCAGATGATGACCCCGCCGGAGCATAATAATCGGAAGTCGCATTATAAGCCGCGTCTACTGCTGACCCAGTATTCACGCCCGTCTCATCAGTGAAAACATCAGCAGCACCGTCGATCATGTTGAACCAAGCCCAGCCGCCGTTATAAGCGTCGCGCAATGAGTTTAGGCCGATGTTTTCTTCTAGTCGTGCAATGTCTTCGTTTGAAGCGCCAGCGCTCAAGCCATTAGCCGGATCATTTAAGAACTCAACAAGCTTGCTGTAAGGGACGTTACGTTCACCCGGACTTTGATCCGTGTTCCAACCGCGAAAGAATCGCATCTTATCATTTGGCCGGATGCTATCACCCGAATCTAAACCGTTGCTTGCCATGTTTTAAGTCCTTCCCGTTTCGATATATATTTTCATGAATTCGTGTTTTCTGTCAATGTCTTCGACTCGTGAAACCTTGTACTCCACGCCTTCAAGCGTGACTCGATCAGTTGGCACGATGTCGGCATTGTAGTGAGTGGTCAATATAAGCGTCTCACTGTGCTCTAGTCGTCCGGCTATGATGCCTTCACCGCCAGAGTTTGTCTCAACACTGCACCAGATGTCAACGCGAGACGCCCACGAGTCAGTCCATCCACCGGCCCCGTCTGGAACTTCGGTGATGTATTCGACCGTCGCGAACTCTTCAAAGTCTTCAGGACACAAAAGAATCAAGCCTAAATTTGTTTAGTTTAGATGATGCGCCGCAATTCTCGACACATTTGCCATCAGGACAAGCGCCACGATTGCCCCATAGATAGCCGGCGAGCATGGTGATGGCTCTACGGATATCGGGCGGAACATCGCTTGAATTGTCACCATAGCCGGCTACGAACTCAATCTTCCAGGCGTCGTAGGCTCTCAGACTGTTTGGCGCGGCGGCATCACTGTTGAAGCGAACGCGCGGCATGATGTCTTCATCGTAGTTGTCGAGGTAGTAGCTTGTGGCAGGATAAAGCGCCTCGCTGTTATCGGTGTCGATTGTCTCAATGGACGTGATGGACTGAATAGGGCCATGATCGAAAGCGATATGTGACAAAGGGCCAGTAAGGATATTGACGTGGCCTAGACGGTATCCTTCCCATTCTGGTTCTTGGTGTGAACCGGCGGGCATAGCATAGCCAACAAGTGTTTGTGTGATAAGTGCGCGACTGGTATAACGCTCCACCATCACGCGGGCATCCGTGATGTACTGCGTTAAAAGCGCGTCTTCAGCTGTCGATGTGATCCGTAGACTCGACTTTAGGTCTGCGAGGCTTACGGGTTCGACGCTTGGTTGAATCGTTACTTTTGATTTCAATTTGTGCCCTCAGAGGTTTGGTTTCTCTGTCTTCAATCGGTGAGATAACACCGGCTTTTAAAAACTGAATGGCGAAGGATGGAGCCATCTCCACCACTTCGCCACCATTAAAATAAGACAAGGTGCGGCCATCAGCAAAGTATTGAAACTGACTAACGACCGCGTACTTCATCCTATGAGTTAGCGCCTGTAGGTGCTACGTTTGGATTACCCAAGATGATGTTTGAGCTGATATCGCCTGCAAATGTTTCAGTGAACACCGCGCGAACGAATTGTTTGACACCGGCGTAACCGATAGTCACAGAACCAGAAGCAACAGCGGTGGTATCGTTTGAACCGTCAGCTGTGATTACTTCGTCGTCAGAAACATCAGTGAAGCCAGAG